GCATTTAAGAATGTGACAGCCTTCATTATAAAAACACTTGGAATTATATTTGTTATGGCTGGCTTATACACATTATTCCTATGATCAGTTATAGGAAGACTAAATAGAATACCAGAGCACACACACACTACACACTATTATTAACTTTTTAATAGGAGTGCAGATGTTAAATGCATATGTAATTTATTGGATTCATAGTGAGTCCGAAACAGATATAGAAAAAGATGGTTATGTTGGGATAACGAATAATATCAAAAGAAGAATTCGTGAACATTCTAATAAAAAAAGTTATTTGTTTGAAAATAGACAAGTAGAAATATTTTTATGTGGCACAAAAGAATATTGTAGAGAAATGGAATATAAGTTAAGGCCTAAAAAATATATAGGACTTAATATTGCATCTGGCGGTGGAATTCCTCCAGACGCAACTGGTATTAAAAGAAATGAGAAGACAAAACTTCTTATGTCTCAAAATAATGTTGGATTCAAAGGAAGAAAACATAGTGATGAGACAAAAAGAAAAATGTCTGAATCACATAAAGGTTTTGGTAAACCTCATACAGAGGAAACTAAAAATAAACTTTCTGAAGTTGCAAAACAAAGAAAGTTTCAACCCATGACGGGCCGAAAACATAGTGAAAAATCCCGTCAACTTATGTCTGAGAAATACAGATATAAGAAACACACACAGAAGGAGAAAAATTATGAACGCTTTTCAATTGCGCTTGGAATTACTGAAGATGTCTAAAGACATGCTTGAATCAGAGTATTTTGGCAAAAGAGAAATAATAGCCAATCAGTTCGCAATGGACTGTGACGATGCTAAATCAAAAGGTGAAATAACACCAAAGCATCCTGGTTTTCCAAACTACCCAGCCGAATCGGAAATTATAACAAAAGCCACAAGCTTAAATGCTTTTTTGTCTATGACTTCTGAACCAATCAAGACCACTAAAAAGTCTTCCTAAGACTCCAGGGGGAATGTAATCTAGTTCCCCCTTTTTTTAAATTTAGAGGGGAAATATATGCTAAAACTTATTTTAATTAGCACACTAACAATTCTAACATTATTTGCAACTAGTTTAGGTTTTACTGAACAGATTAATTATACTTTACCATTCAAAGCTCAGTATTATAATTTAACACCTGATACTAAAGAACAAATTGAATGTCTTGCTGAAAATATTTATTTTGAATCAGCTTATGAACCAACAGAAGGTAAAATGGCAGTGGCCTTCGTAACTTTAAATAGAATGAAGAGTGGTTTATTTGCCGATACTATTTGTGATGTTGTTAAGCAGAAGATTAGAAATGTATGTCAGTTTTCATGGTGGTGTGAAGAGAAACCTTATGCTATATCTACCAGTAAGAGCTTGACAAATAACCCTACTGTAGTGTATAATAGGATTCGTGATATAGCAATTCATGTATATCTCAATCATGATAGAATGACAGACCCATCAAACGGTGCTTTATTTTATCATGCCGATTATGTAGATCCGAAATGGAAAAATATGATAAGAACAAATGTTATAGGGCGTCATATTTTTTACAATCGTAAGAACCTCATCAAAGGAGAATTAGTATGAGTGTAATTGATAAATCAGATATGACTTTTTCATTGTGTATCACCTCTATGTTTTTATCTGGAATTATAGCTTTAGGATATTACCATGTTAATGATAGAAAGCTTATGGCTCAGAACATTGAGGCCGCGATAGCTAAAGGTGTAGATCCAATTTCAGTTAGATGTTCTTATGCAAAGAGTGATGATATTATCTGTGTTGCCTTTGCTACTTCACAATCACATTATGTTCCAACACAAATCTCAACTACAAATAGAAAATAACAGGAGCTTTATTATGGCTGTACAACAAATAAGTATTACTGCACTATCTAATCCAGAAGACCGAGATAAACTATTAAAGGTCATTCGGGAGTGTTCCGATTCATTGACACGAACAGAGGCTGAATCTGATTTTATCAGAGAGTCTGTTATTGAAATTTCTAACAACCTTCAGTTACCTAAAAAATTGATTAATAAGATGATAAAGGTATATCATAAACAAAATTATGATGAAGAAGTGGCCGTGCAGGATCAATTTCAAACCTTATATGAAACGGTTGTTAAATAATGGGTAAATTTACATTTATAATGGACGATCCGGAATATGACAGCAGGCATACTATGGAATTTAGTAATATTATTCCTTTGCAGGTAGTAATTGAAAAACTTGAAGACTTCCTCAAATGCTGCGGATATGAATTTGATACTCTGGAACTTGTTCTAAAAGAGGACGAGGATGATTATGAGGTTTCAACTATGGACGATAACAAAGCTAACAATGCTTGGACTTGGACTGTAGGTGAATTGCAGAAACCGAATATAACCTATGCTACTATAAAAGGCCCAGAATATGTTTTGGGTGAAGGCATTAAAATTGGCAAATAAAGATGAGATGAATAAGTTTGCTATGGCCATAGAAAATATGGTCGCAACTACAGACCATAATTATATCGATGCTATTGTACAGTATTGTAAAGATTCTGGCCTTGAAATTGAAATAGCAGCTACTTTGGTTAATTCCAATTTAAAGTCTAAAATTGAAAGTGATGCTATAGATGCTAATATGTTTAAAGAAAGAAGCGCTCGATTACCTATCTGATTGTGTTGTATGACAGGTTATGAAACCTTCTGCATATACATGGGATTGAAATTACACTTCACAACTGATTCCTATGATTTTCATAAGTATCAGGGTAAAATTAACATATCTATAGATAAATTTGATATTCGTAAAGACAAGTATCACTTTCATAAATTATCCAGAAAATATATTAATCAGGATGAATTGATCAATTTTATCGTTGCCAATTTTGTGGAGAATGAGAAGATTTGGGTTGGTGACCTCTTACAGGAAGAATCAGATATAATTTATAAGAAACACCAAAAGGTTATTCAATCTTTATCTTATACCTTTGAGAATGATTGTAACCTGATATTCTCTGGATGTAAAAATCCCAATGAGGTGTTAATGACAAATGGTGATTATCCTGTATTACTAACAAAGGCTCTTCGTAAAGAAATTCAAATAGAAACTTTGTGTCTGCTTAATAACATTCTAAATTTCTTTCCTATGTGGGCATTTAAAATTGACGATACTATCCGTTGGCCGATATATAAAAAAATAGTCCTAAAGTATGCCTCTTTTCTGCCTCAGGATAGTGTAAAATATAAACTTGTACTGAAGAAAGTGTTAGATGAAAATTAAGAATGTTTATTTGGATATGGATGGAGTTCTTTGCGATTTTGAGAAACAATTTATCAAACTATATGGTAAAGAAGCTCTAAGTCACCGAGATAGAAAAGAGTTTTCATCCAACTGGGCCAACTTCATAGCTGATAAAAACTTTGAGAAACTGAATTGGTTTCCTGGTGCGGAAGAACTTTTGGTTTTTATCCGAAAATATGATGTTAATGTTGAGATTTTAACTTCATCTGGCGGTAAGAAATTTCACGATGAAGTGTCTCAACAAAAAATAATTTGGTTGAAATCGCATTATATCGCATATAAACCAAATGTAGTTTCAGGACGTAAATTTAAGAAAGATTGGGCAGCACCAGATTCCATTCTTATTGATGATACTCCTGATGTTATTGAAGCTTTCAATAAAGCTTCTGGTGTTGGTATTCTCCATAAAGATGCCGGTGAAACTATCGAGAAATTGAAAGTTCTGCTTGCATAATACTAAATAGTAGTATATAATGATACTGTGGACAAGTCGCATACTATATTTAAAAAACTAAAATACGAGGTAACAATATGAGTTCATTTGCAAATCTTAAACGTAATAGTAGTTCCTTTGATAAATTAACAAAGGCTCTTGAATCAACAAACCAGCCCGCTGAATCTGGTTCTAAAGAAGATGTCCGTTTCTGGCAACCTTCTGTAGATAAAGTTGGCAATGGCATGGCATCAATTCGTTTTCTTCCTGCTCCTTCTGTAGATGGTGATGATGCTCTT